GAACGGGGCGGGGTTGGCTTGGGCGACGTGCCAGAGCGAGGAAATGTGCTCGTCCGTGTAGTGCGGCAGCTTGTCGGTGTCGATTTTGAAAGTCACTTCGCTTTGCATGGTTAGCCTCTCGTTTGGCTCAGTCTTCGAAGTCGCCAGCGGCGCGGCGCTTCAGGTCAACGGAAGGGGTCTGCGACCGTGCGAGGTCGCGAGTGGCCATGGCGCGGGCCGCAGCTGCAACAGCGGCCCGCAGCATGTCCGACATGGCATCAAAAGGGGTGGTGATGCGCAGCGCGCGGTGCGTGTGCCGCAACTGCGCATCGGTGACGACGGGCCTAGCCATGGCGGTTGCCCCGGCGAATGAAGCCGTCCCACACGCCACGGCCGTAGCACAACGTGAAGAACACGCTCACCACGAACATGCCGGGTTCGCCGGTGGCCGTCGTCAGGTACAGCCACGCGGGCTGGCCCGACAGACCGATCAGTGCTGCCCAGCGCGCGCGGTGCGGGCCGGCATTGAACAGGTAGACCGACACCACGGCGGTAGCGACCATCCAGAGGTTGAGCAGGGCGTACATCAGGCGGCCCTCCCAATGGCGTGGGCGCTGCAGAAGCGCGGCGATTCGACCAGGTGATCCAGCGCGTCGAGCTGCGCATCGAGTCGCGTACGTGCCAGCGCCGTGAATTCAGAACGCACGCCGTCGTGCGAGACGATGCAGATAAGGAAGGTCATCATGATGTGCTCCCTTCCAGTTCTTTCGGGCTGGGCAGGCACACCACCTCACCTTCTGCAAGGCTCTTACTGCCTTCTTCGAGATAGAGGCAAAGCTCGTACACGGTGCCGTCATCTGCTTTCACCACGAGGCGCTGTGCGGCCCACGTGTGGAGCGGCCCATCACCAGGGCTCGAGACGCGATAGCGCACAGGCTTCACCTCAACGGACACGGCCTTATGGATGTAGGTTTCGATACTGGACATGCTCACGCTCCTTGGTTGCCCGAGCGATCCTCGAAGACCCAGCACTTGACGGTGTCGGGGCGCTTCGGGGCATGGATGTGCTCGGCGTTGAAACGCGCGTTGATCGCGCTGTTGACGACCCGCAGATCGAGGAACTTGCGTGCGCGCGAGGTCTTTAGGACGCGCTTCAGTTCGGTCAGCGGGGGAAGGTTCAGGCGGCGGTCGTTGGCCACCTGCTCGAAATGGCGCAGGCTGATGGCGATGACGCCATCCGAGCGGGCATGGTTGAGTACGGCGTGATCGTCCTCGGCCGACTCGATGTGGTCGTACAGCTCCCAGAATTCCTGCACGAGCGGGTGATCGGCGCCGATGGCCTGCTGGCGCTCCACCGCCATGCGCACGAGCTGCGTCTGTGCCGCGTCGCGGTACGCGATGGGTAGCGGCATCACGCTGGGCAGGCAGTCAACCAGCGCCATGATCTGGGCGTGGTTCTTGACCAGGCGCTGGTGCTTCACCTCGGGGTTGGCGGCCAGCTTCTCCTGGTAGAGCGGCATGCGTTCCGCGAACAGCCGCAGGATGTCCTTCTCCTTGAGGATCGCGGACAGCAGGAAGCCCGACACATCTTCGACGGCCATCTGTTCCAGCGCCCGCGCGGCGGCGAAGGTGTCAGGACTCTGGCCAGAACGATCAAAGTACAGGTGGACGATCCGCTGCAGCACGGCCTCGCTCGCGTTGACTTCGGCGTTCTGGCTGATGACGACGCTGCCACGGAAGGGCGGCTCGTATGTTTCGTTGCCGGCGTTCTTGACGCCACGTGCCCGCGTGCTGCGGCCGTTGTAGGCCGTCTTCAGTTCGTTCCAGTCGAAACCCTTCACCTTGGCGCCGTCCTCGCCACGGTCGCCCTCGATCAGGACCACGGGCAGGTTCGACACCTGCGCGAAGTTCCGCGCACGGGCAGCGAGAGACGACTTGGATGGGTCGAAGCCTTCATAGTCGCGACGGCCGCAGAGCTTCCACAGGAACTCGATCAGCGTGGATTTGCCGGCGCCCGGCTCGCCGACCACTTCGAGAAAGGGGAAGCTCTTTTGCTTGATGCCTTCCCCTTCGCGGATCTGCTCGGCGAACAAGCTGCCCAGCCAGAACGCCAGCGCCACAATGGCCTTTGCGCCGAACGCGCGCCACAGCAGCTCCAGCCAGTCGAAGCTCAGGCCCTTCAGGTCCGTGTTGATGGACAGGCCGGCCGATCCGCCGATGGTCTTGATGGACAGACGGCCGACATCGAAGAAGTCTTCGTCGTTGAGCGAATAGAGCTTGCCTTCCTTGACCGCCACGTCGGCATAGACGTAGCACCCGTGTTCTTTCGAGTAGCCCACGTAGTCGATGGTCTGCACGCTCTTGATGCGGTGCATCTGTTCCTTCAGGTACGCATCGAGCTGACCGTTGGAGCCGGTGTAGAAGGCACCCGGCGCGACCGCGAGCAGGCGCTTCTTGAACTCGCCGGCCGAGGCGATCTGCGAGCTGGTGAAGGTGTTCTTGGCCGGCTCGGATTCGTGGGGGAACGCCACGCGGAAGTAGTACCAGGCTTCGTCGGTTGCGGCGTTCGCCTGGTAGTACAGGACGCTGGGCAGGCACGTGGCGATGTTGGTGATGGTGCCCGCCTTGAGCATGGCTTCATCGCGGATAGCGCTTTCTTCCATGTCCGGGTGCGCATGCCGCACGGCGTCCATTTCCTTCGTCAGCGCGTCCAGATCCACCTTGAACCAGTAGAGCTTGCTGTCGAAGTCGAATGCAAACTGGCTCATGCTGGTCCGGCCATAGATCAGCCGGGCTTTCTCTGCAGGCGTTGGTGCCGCGATCAGGTCGCCGAGATAGCGGTACTCGACCAGGTCGTGGTCGGTGAGCTTGCCGAGCTGATGCAGGTCGTTCCAGTCGCGCTTCTTCGCCCCCACCTGCTTTGGCACTGCGAGCGACGCTTCCCAGCCTTCCTCGCGGCTACGCTTTAGCCATTGCTTGCCGTAGCGGATGCCGGCCTTGTCGCCGTCCAGTGCCCACACCAATTTCGGGCGGTCTTTGCCATTGGCCGCGCATTGCTCGGCGAGGCCGCGCAATGCAAGCGCGGGATAGTTGTTGCAAGACATCGCCGACACGGCGGCGATGCCGTGATGGAAGAGCGCGATGTTGTCGAAGATGCCTTCGACGATCCACAGCTCCGCCACATCGGTGAAGGTGCTAGATGGCGGTTGCCACCACATGCCGCGGTAGCTGCCGTGAAAGGTGGCCTTGCGGTCGCCGAAGCGGTGCGCCTGGTCGATGATGCGTTCCCAATAGACGCCGGGTGCGAGCTGGAAGCGCACGGTGGCGCTGCCGATCTTCAGCTCGTGGCTGTAGTAGCTCTCCTGCGTGTACCAGTCGCGCACCTTGGCGAGGTCGAAGCCGCGGGCGTCGCGCATGTACGCGTTCACCGACGCCTTGGGGTCTTCCGGTGTCGGCTGGAACCGGTCTGACCAGCTCTCGAAAAGATCGGGGTACAGATCCTTGATGTGCAGCTCGGCACCGCAATGGTTCAGGCGGTTGCAGCGCACGACCCACGGCGCTTCGCCGTAGGCCCACAGCGTCTTCTTGCCGCAGGACGGGCATACGCCGTTCTCCAGCTTCTCGCCGCCACGCTTCGATTTGAAGCTGTAGTCACGGAGCAAGCGGGTGGCCGCCTCGCGCAGGATGGCATCCGTGTTGTCGCTACGGGTTGGGTTCATGAATCTTCGGGCAAAAGGAATCCCGCACGCCCCGGAAACGGGGCGCGTCGGTGTGAATCAGCAGGGGTGAGGGGGAAAGACCTAGATCAGGTCTTCAGCAGGTCCAGCTGCCTGTCATCGACGGCGGACGCACGCTGGCGGGCGACCGGCAGATATGCCTGCGGGTTCGGCTTCATGCTCGGTGCGATGGTGGTGATGACAGAAGTGATGGCCTTGCAGGTGTAGGCGCAGTCAACGGCGGGGCATTGCCAGTAGCTCTCCTTCGAGAGCAGGGACACCACGCGGCTGGTGCGGATCTTCATGCGCGATTCGCAATGTGGGCAGGTCAGTT